TTCAAATCTCTCTTACTCCGCCAATGTAAAAACCGCGATACAACCTGCAAAGGTTGGTGTATCGCGGTTTTTCATTTATCAGATAGTGCTAGATACTGTTAAATACTGTCTGATAATGTTTCGTAAATGGTTCGTAATCGGCCAAAAGTTCGTAAAAAGTTCGTAGTGATCCGCCCCAAAAATCACCGTAAAAAAGCGGCAGGCTGCCCACATTGAGCAGCCTGCCGCTTGTTTACTTCCTACCGTTCGGCACCTTCACCGGCTCTGCACTGATCTGCGCAATTAAATCCGCACGCTTCGCGCCGTCCTGCACAGTCAGCCCCATGTCGATTGCCAACTGCTCCAAATCTTCCATTTTCAATTCATCCAGTTGTGTTGCCTCCAGATGCCCAATAGGGGATCCGTCCGCATTTTTACCGGTTTCCACGGTAATACCGCCCGCGCTCTTGTCCGCTGCGCTTTTCCCAGCGGCAAGCAGCTTCAGCAGCCACTCCGGCACGTTCGCGCCCATTTCGGCGGCGTTTTCGGCAATGCTGCCCAACTCGGTAAAGATGTACCACACCAGCACCACCGGCAAAATCAGGCTCGAGTACGTCAGCCCCAGCCCCGGCAGGTTTGCCACGGCAATGCTCAATACTGCGTCCGTCAGCGCGGCCACTACGACCACCACCAGCATCCCCGCTTTGTGCCAAATTCCCGCGCGGGCTACGGCACTCGACCACTCGCCGCGGCTTGCCGCCGCTGCACTGCCGCTGAGCCAATCCAGCACCATGCAGACGGCCCAGGCCACCACCAGCCACCCCAGCCAGCCAAACGCCGCCGTGAACGCCCCACAGACCGCCGCAATGGCCGCTTTCGCCGCCAAAAAGGTATTGTTGCTGTTTTTCATATCTTTGCCCTCCATCAGCCCACATACCGGGCCAAATATTTGTTGTCTTTCGTCCAGCCCTCGGCCTCGGCCAGCTGGTAGAAGCTCACCGCGTCGCCGTTGCTGACAGCGCCGACGCATTTCACCTTGCCCGCATCGGCCCCAGGCAGCGTCGCATACCTGCCCACACTGGCAAGCGCCAGCCTGTCCGCCAGCGCGTCGCACTTGGCAGCTGCCGCGCTGTCCAGCGGTCCGATCATCAGGCACTGCATCGTTTTCCCGGTCGGCGTCTCGCTAATTTGCTCGGTCTGGCCGTCGCCCGCCGTGCCGTAAACGCCCACTGCGTTTGAAATACCCGCGTAGGCGGTAGGGTCAACGCCTGTGCCGGTCGCCGTGGCCCGCACTTCAAAGTGGCAGTGTTCGTAGCCGCCCGCCGCATTGCCGGTGTTGCCCATAATGCCCAGCGCGTCGCCGCTGCTGATCTTCTGGCCCACAGATACCAGCAGCTTGGCGCAGTGGCAGAAATACAGGAAGTTGACGGTATCCGGCGTCTGGCCGGCGTCCAGCTGCACGCAGACGTACCAGCCCCACTCCCACGTTTTATCGGCGCGGTTAGTCACGATGCGTGCCCGCGTGACCGTGCCGGTGATTTTCTTGCCGTCGTAGTACGGCATTCGGATTTTATCGCTGTCCAGGCCGACGATATCAATGCCGCCGTGCCAGGTCTTGCCATAGTTCCGCGTCCAGCCGAAGCGGCCATAGTTGTACAGCACTTCCGCGCGGCCCTCAAAGATTCCGGTTTGTTTCACTTTTTCGTCCTTCCATTTTTAATAAGTTGTGTAATTAGCGATGATGAACCATATTCCGGCAGGTAAGTTAGTTGGTGCGCGAATGCTTCCGCCGTATCGCTCACACGCACGTCGCCTGGCAGGTCAGCCCCACCGGGCAGCTGGTAATAGGGGTTGCGGGTTGCACTCATAGCGCCGCCCACTTCGGGGTCAGCCGGTGCGCTTCCACATATAACATGCCGTGTACTTGTTCACGATGGGCATTGGCTGGTTGCCGCCAGTGCTTGAAGTTTCCGTACTCGGAAGGTCTGACTTCCAAGTTGCCACATTTCCGGCTTCATCATAAGGAACAAATCTTATATTTTTGGTTCCTCTCCTTAGCAAATACAGAAAAACGGGCGAACGCCATGAGAATCGGAAGCTCCATAATGGTCTGCATCGCCGCCGATACCTGACTGTCGGGGTTTGCGCAGATCATGCCACGCACCCCATCTCGGGGATCAAGCTGTCCGACGCCAGATATGCACCGAACGGTAAGGGGGCAGGTTGTTGTGGGGCTTACCTCCACCCGCTGGACGGGTCGTAAGTTCTGTGTTGTCGTACTCGTCGTAGGGGTGAGTTGGTGCATATTGCGTTAATGAGCCGGATGCGATTGCGATTGCCCATCCGTGGAGCTGATGCTGATGGGACGGAATCTCTGACACAGTGAGCGTATGCTGTGCTTCGCCGCCCTCGCTGCCCACGGGGTAGGTATCGCTGGCCCCCATCAGCATGCGGTCCTGCACCTGCACCCAGCTTGTGCCGGGCCAGCTGAGGGCAGGGTTCGTGGGGTTCTCTGTCTGCAAGTAATCGCCGATCCTGTACGGGCATAGAGCGGCCGTATTTTGCACGATCATGTTCCACACCGCCTTTCGGCAATGTGTACAATCCGGGGCTTAGAGTGCCCCCCTGCAAAATATCGTTTATTCGTCATATGCACAATACCTCCTTATGCGATGCGCCGCTTGACGCACGACCATTCACTGCTCCACTCATTGGCTCACCTCCAAAACAAACACCGCCGCACTCGTCGGTGCGCTGTTCGCATAAAACTTAACCACCCCGGCTCCGGGTTCCAGCGCAGCTACCATCCGCACCGCATCCGTCACTCTCGTGCGGTCACTTACGGCAATCCGGCTGTCTGCCGTCACACCTGTCACCGTGGCTGTGGCGCAGGCGGTGTAGCTGGTCGTGCTGCCGTCGTCCCAGGACACCGTGTAATCGCCGGTAGTCCAGGCGCTGGCTGCCACCGTAACCGTCACCGGCTTGGGCAGTTTTGCGTCAATTTGAGTCTTGCCGTAGAATTTTTCGTCGATTTGAGTCTTGCCGTAGAATTTTTCGTCGATTTGAGTCTTGCCGTAGAAATTTTCGTCGATTTGGGTCTTGTCGTAGAATTTTTCGTCGATTTGAGTCTTGTCGTAATAATTCGCAAACTTACTGCTTTCACCAGTGTCCTTCCAGACACCCGTGTCGCTGTCCCACACCCAGATGGTATCGGTATCGCCCACAATTGCCCAGTTGCCGTCGTAGCCGGTATCGTGGGCCGCGTACAGCGCCTCGTAATTGGGGTACCACCCAACCGCACCCTGGCTGACCTGCTGGGCCAGCGCGGCGTAGTATTTGGCGTTGTCCATGCCCTCGCCGGGGCGGGATGCTGTATCGCCCACGGCCCAGCTGCGGGCCTCTTTTGCACTGGCCGCAGCGGCCTTGGCGTTGGCAGGGGCTGCCTTGATGGCCTCGATGTTCTCATTCGCGTTCTGAATGGCGTCCTTATTTTCCTGCACGATTCTAGCACTATCAGCCGCAGCATTCGCGCTGGTAGCTGCCTGGCTCACAAGGTCTGCCAGCGTTTGGGCTTCGCTGGTATCCTCCAAGTCCCCCTCTTGTACAGGATTGCGCTGGATGACCAGCTGCAGGGGAGAGGTTCCCGCCACACCGCCACCTGCCAGGACTTCCAGTATCGGATAGAACACGCCGTCCTGGGTGGTCATCTGGGGCGTGACAGCCACATATACAAGGGTGCGCCCCTCATTGCACCCCAGCACCGGGTTGTAAACGTACAGGTTGTTGCGCTTGCCCATGCGTACATTGGCCTCAGCATCTTCGGGCAGCTTGTAGGCCGTGCCGCCTTTATACAGTGCCACAGCCAAAATCGGTATTGTTTTATCGAACTGCACTAAATGTATCGGCACCGGCGCACGGCGCAGGTCAAAGTCTGCCGTACAGTTTTTGACTTGCGCTGCCGACGGCGGCGAATAAATCGTTACCTTGCTCATGAATCACCCTCCCAGGCTCTGGCTCTGCACGGTCCCCCCGATGGGGTATTCCACAATGATCGTGCCGGATTCTCTGGCGATATGGACCCGCTGACCGGCCACAAACTGAACCGCCGCATTAAAAGGGTAGTGTTTATCTGACGCAGCCGTGTCCCCGGGCAGGATCAGCGCAATGCCGTCACTGTAAACCGCGCTCACCGTGGCAATATTACCGCTTTTCGTAGTCACTTCCAGTGCTTTGCGTTGCTGATAATTCTCAATCAATGTTGTAATACACCTTCTTTGCTGTGTGGGTCATCTGCCCGCCGGGAACGCAGTCCAGCGCCCATTCCTGTTCTTCCAGAAGCCCTATTCCATCCCGCATCATCAGGATGCTGTCATTCAGCCTATGGGGCTGCTCCACGTCGCCGCAGGTGGTAAACGTATAACTTGCCGCCCCCATCATGCTGAGCAGCATCCTGTTTTTTACATGGGTCTCCAGGGCAGTCTGCGATGCAATGCCTTCCACGGTCTCCACGCTCACAATGCGCCGCCCGCGCCGCATAATGCTCAGCGGACTGGTGGGGTTGACGTTCTCGGCCACAGCCCGCAGTTCGGCGTCAAGGTCTGCACTGGACACGATATCCACAAACACATTGGCGGCATCAAAGGTATCCGCCTGTACGCTCATGGGGATACGCAGCAGGGTCGTCTCAGCCGCGCCATAGCGGTGCGTCCGGGTATTGATGGACGCCGGTGCCCACGGTTCGGCAACCGCCACGCCGCTGCCGTCGAAATAGATATCCCGGTAATTGATCTCCGCCAGCAGGGCAGACACCACCGCATAACGGGTCGTGCCGGTCTCCCAGGCGTGGTCCGTCATAAGCACCTCATTGGTATCAATGATACTGACAACGTTGATACCTGCCGCCAGCAGCTGTTCCCGGATGGCCGTGGTGTACCGGGTCCCGGCCCGAATCGTCAGGCTGCGTTCCAGTACGCTCAGGTTGCGCAGCGAGTAGCCCTGGTCATACCCGGTCAGCTCCTGCGTCTCGCTGCCGTTTCCATCCAGACTGCGGGGGCAGGTGGTAATGTTGAATAGCCCCAGCGGAACTCGATCTGCATTATCGACCCGAACAACACTGAGCATATCGGTCAACCAGTTCACATCCGCGTCAGGCTCTATTGTCAGGGTGATGGTGCTTTTCACCTCGGCGTTGCCGGTAAATCGAATCTGCGGCGTGGTGTCCGCAGGGACTTTCAGCACTTTGTAGGGCGCACCGTTGCGCATCGCGATAAACTCATACCGGGTCATACTTCACCGCCTCCTGCTGTGTCTCCGTGATGCTGAAGCTCAGCGCCGTGCAGCCGTGCTCCCGGCTTTCCTGCAAGTCCTTGAACACACCTATGGCAAGGTGCCCGTCTCGGTCCTTATAGATTACTTCCTGACCGGCCAGGCTGCGCAGCACCAGCAGCTCTTCCTCTCGCTTGCAGGCGTGGGAAATCGTGTGCGTTACCACACGATTCCCCGCATCGTGCCAGACGGGGCGTTCCTTGCCCCAATACTGCTGATAACTGCCGCCCAGGCTGACGGCCTTGCTGTAATTCTGGTAACTGGTGGCGTATTTCATCGCCAGCCAGTCCGTGCCGTCCCGCAGCCCAATGGCCGCGTAGGGGACACTAGGCGCAGCCAATACTGGGGCGCTGTCTGTGTAGTAGCCCTCTGCATCGAACACGCGCACAATGTACTGATGTGCCGCTGCACTGGTTCTGTCTGTATAAGTACCGCCTTCTGCTTTGGTAATCAGCTCACCATCCCGCAGGATATAGCCATTGTCGGCGCCCCAGCATAGCAGGACCTCCCCCCAGCGTTCCTCGGCATAGACAGCCAATGCCGCGCCGGGCTGATTCTGGACATTGATTTTACAGCTGCTCCAGGGCGATACATCCCCATAGGTGTTGTAGATACGTACCTGTAAGGTGTGCTTTCCGTCCGTCAGTACGGCGTCAGACTGCCATTCCTTCCCGGTGCCATATCGTACACCCAGGCTGATGCCGTCCACCGCAACTTCATAACCGTCCTGTTCTTTGGCCTGCCACCGCATTTTTGCCAGCGGCTTGTTGTCATAGTAGGAGATGACCGGGGCCACCGGGGCGCGGCGGATTGCAAAGATGGCCGCGCCGGAATAGCTGCCGAACGCTCCGTCCGTATTCTTCGTGCGCACGCGCCAGTAGATAACGCCGCTGCTAAACGTGCCTGCGTCCGCTTGATAGCTATTGTCCGCATTATTCGCACTGGCCAGCACTGTGTAGGACGCACCGCTATCTGCCGAATAACTCAGTTCCCAGCCTGTCTGCGCCGTGCCGGTGATATTGGCATGCTTCCACACAAATGTGATGCCCTGCACAGCATCATCCATGTACTCGCCCGCGGGGCTCACCGCCACAGGCGTGCTGAGCGTGTCCAGTGTGGACACGTTGATCGTGTCGCTGGTTACCTTTGTGCCTGTATTCGCAATCGCCACAACATACCAGTCCAGTGTTGTAGCGCCTTCGGCAAAGGTGTTTGCGGGCACGTCTGTATACTGCTGTGAACCGGCCACAGCAACCTCATGCCAGTCGCTCTCATTGTTCGACTTAAAGTGCAGTGTCGCGCTCTTCTGCGTCACATCTCCGGGTCTGTCATCGCTGTCAACGCTGAACACCCAGCTAAAGCGGTTTGTAACTGCCCTGGGCGCGGACGCACCCGCCGCAGGCGTTGTTCCCTTTACAGAGACGGGCACCTCGACATTGGTGCATTGCACCCAGCTTGAAGTGTGTGTGGTTCCCACGCTGCTCTTGGCGACAACGCGCCACTGGTAGCTTCCTATGGGCAATGTGCCGCAATTCACACTCACATGGGTTGTGCCATCGCTGACGCTTGCAAAATCTGCCGGGTCAGCCATGTTGTCAGTCCGGTACTGCAAAACAGCGGATCCCTGCTGCAATGCACCGCTGATCGCGCCGCTGGCAATGCTGCCGGTGAACGCCCAGCTGAATACTGCGTTAAAGCCGTAGTATGTCTTGCTGGTGGGGCGCAGGTCGTCCACCTTGGCGCTGGGGTCTGCCAGCGACAGGGAATAGGTGGCGCTTTCCGCCACCGTTCCGGACCCGTATGCTCCAACCTGCACGCGCCATCGAATACCGCTGCCGCTTGACCATGCGGTAGTATCCAGGTCGAAGGATGTCGCACCATTGCTAAGTGTATAGGTCTGGCTGTTTCCGCCGTCCTGATCGGTGATGATGATCTTGCAGGTCGAGTTGCTGCGCTCAAAATCATCCTCGGCGTCTGTAGTCCACTGCAGTCGATACTTTGTGTACCGTGCGACGGTGCCGCTGGTTAGTGTCTGGCCTGTCGGTGTGATAACGCCCTGGTAGCTGACACATTCGATTCGTGCGTCCCCACGGCTGGCACCGATATCGCTGTATCCCTTTTCTGCATTAACATAGACGCCGTATGCAAGGACGTTCTTTTTTCGTGTCTGGCTGAACGAATCAAATGCAAACCAGCAATCGCCGTAGGAAAAATTGCTTTGCTCGCACACACTGCTTGTGTCGGAATAATAGCTCGAACCTTCACTGTTACCCAGCGCATAGCCTGCCAGCTTGACTTCATGGCTGCCATTTCCATATGCCGGAACGCGCACCTGCATGGAGCCAATGTAACGGTTCGTGTTTCCCATCCCGGTGCTGAATAACCAGGAACAGTGGAATGCCTGGTAGCTGGCATTGGGGTTTTTAGAATTGGTCGCATAGTTTCTGGTAGTCCAGCTATGTGTTTTCACGTCGTCACCCCCTGGCGCATACTCACGGCCTCATTCCTGGCGATATTCACTATATCGTTAAATTCCTTGACATTCTTGGCATCAATGGTGATGCTCCCGATATTGATAGCATAGCCGCCCAGCATGCCGCGTGTCTGGCTGCTGTTGTAGATGCGTTCTCCGCCGCGCAATGCCACAAGCTCCGGCCCGTTCTCACCCACAACAGCCAGCCCGCCGCGCGCGCTGCGCGTGCCGGTGGCATACTGCGGCACCTTGCTGTTGGCTGCGCGCATTGTCCCCGTTGTAGCCGAGGATATGCCGCTCATGGCGCTGTTGATTTCGTTTCCTTTGCCGATCAGGACAGCGACCACAGCCACCAGCGCAGTAATGCCGGCAACGATCCGCATGATTTTTATAAACAGCGGATCCATAAAGCTCATAACGCCGCCGATCATGCTTTTCACGGTTCCAACCGGACCCTGTAAGTCTTTAATAGCCTTCACCACAAGCAGCACTACTGTGGCGATGCTGGTAATAGAGATAACTGCCGTCAACACCGGCGTTGGGATAGCGCTCAGGGCCTCAGCAAACACAGTAATGATAGGGAGCAGCGCCTCCGCAAAGCTGCGTTTTACGGCGTCTCCTTGCTTGTCCAGCTTCTGCATCGCATCATCCAGCTCGCCAAAGCTCTGCAGCGTTTCATTATCGACAACGTAGCCAACCTCGTGCGCCTGCCTCGCAAGCTCTTTCAGTCTGCCGCTGCCGGCCTCGATCAGCGGGTTCAGGTCCGTTGCCGACCTGCCAAAGATATCCATCGCCTGCGCATCGCGCTCGGTCTCGTTTTTTATCTTGCCCAGAGCGTCAATGGTCTGCAAAAACACATCATAGTTGTTCTTCAGATGCCCCTGGCTGTCTGCCACTTTGACTTTCAGGGTCTTGAACGCCTCTGCTGCAGAGCCTGTCCCAGTAGCCGCCGTCTGCATATTGTTGGTCAGCTTCACCAGACTGCCACGCAGCGTGTCCGTGCTGACATCCACAAGCTCACTGGCGTACTCAAACTCCTGCAGCTGGTCTGTGGTCAGGCTCGTCTGAGTAGACAGCGTCAGCAGATCATCTGCTGTCTTGCTCATGTCCATCGTGGAGCTTGCCAGCGCTCCCGCCAGGCCGCCGACCACGGTCACCGCAGCTGCACCGCTGGCCGAGAAGCCGTCCAGCTTGTCAACCGCAGTCTGCAAGCCGGGCGGCAGACTGATTCCCAGCGCATTGGCTAGGCCGTTGACCACATCCGCCAGACTGGCGGTGGTCTTGTTGGTTTGCTCTTGCTGGTCGCTCAGTTCCTTCAGGAGGTTTTCCTGCTTGGTAACCTCTGTCTGGGCGCTGATCAGGCTTGCTCGCCACTGCATGGTCGTTTTACTGGACTCACCCTCACGCCGAGCGCTGTTTTCGTAGGCCTGCTGCAGCACCTGCACTTTATCCCGGTAGCTCTGCAGCGTCTGCTGCACGGATTCGTACCGCTGCTTTAAGGCGGCCTGCCGGTCGTCCATTTCGCGGGTCTGTTCGGTCACAAGCTGCATCTGCTGCTTATTCACCTTCAAGCCATCGTTTACTTCGCTCAGTGCCTCCTTGAATTGCTGGTCATTTTCCACGACCAGGCTGACACCTGCTTTAGGCATCGACATCTGCAAGCCCCCTTTCCTGTGGCAGTTCAATACCATTCATGGCGCAGTATTCTGTAAATTGCTCAAGCAACTCGTTGAGACTCAAAAATCGCGTCTCTCGCCGCGTATACCCAAGCAGCCCCACCGCGATGTATTGCAGCCTGGGGAAATTTATGATTCGGTCGCCGTCAAGGTGCCGCTCGGGGACATCGTCAACCCAGATTCGCTCAGCATCGTCTTCATCGCCTGCAGCGCCTGACGGCCTGACCCGTTTTTTCCGTAAAACTCCATAAAGGCATCTTCCACGCTGGCAACCAAGTCGCCCTGCAAATCGGCAAAGGAAATCAGCTTTTTGACCACGGCCAGACTGGGCGCTTCATTGTCCCGGTGGTGTTCCTCGTTATCCAGCTCCACGCCCTCGCGCACCAGCAACCAGATGATGTAGGCGGCTTCCTCGGGGTCGTTCAGCTTCTCGGCTACGACCTTCAGGTCACCAAAGTGCTCCTGAAGTTCCTTCACGTTCTGCAAATCGAACAGGGCAGGGTATCTGCGCCCGCGCAATACAATTTCTGCCATGGTATCACTCCTTGATGTTCAGGAAGGCTTTCAGCCCGGCCAGCGCCTTGGCGTAGTCATCAAATTCCTGCTTTTTCTCAAAGTCGCCGTCGCAGTTGCACTCGGCAGCGCCGTTGAGTTTTGTGGTACCGTAGGACACACTCTTGGTGGCCGTGTTCAGGGTGTCGCTCACCGGGTCAAAGCTGGCGCGGTAATACCCGATCAGGCGGTAGACCAGCTTTCGTTCCGGGGTTTTCAGCTTGCCAAGGGAGGCAACGCGCACAATGGCGGGCGTGTCGGTCTCCTTGCGTTCCAGGGTCTTGGTGCTGGTGTCGTAGTGGTGGCCGCCAAGCTCGGCCTCATCTTCCAGACTCAGGAAGCTGCGGTCAATGGTCAGCTTGGCCGACGGCGAGCCGCTGTCACGCTGTTCGCGGCGGTCACCGGCCCACAGCTCGCTGCTGTCGCTGTCATTCTCGCCCGCATAGCTGATGACTGCGCGGGTGATTTTACCAGTGCCCAGGCTTTCCGTCTCGGTGCCGTCATCGTTGGTCGTTACCGTGATAGGGCAGTAGCCGTAGTAAGGCAGTCCGATATATGCCATAATTTATTCCTCGCTTTCGTTCCAATCGCAGCCGTCGTCGGTCTCCGCCTCAACGTATGCAATATGATGTTTTGTCTCGTTATCATAGCCGTACTCAGTAGAGCCAATGATAAAACCGGCTTTTCTCAGGGCGTTGCGCATACACCGCGCACGCACCTGGGGCAGTTCCCTGGCATACCAGGCAGCACGCAGCTTTAGATGCTGCTGCTCGTCCCGGTCACCGGCGTAGATTTCCGGCGTATCATCAAGCACACTCAGCACCACATAGCTGTCCGGCAGTGGGTCGTCCTCGTTTTTCACAAAGGACACGCTGCTGCACACGGTCTCCAATGCGGCCAGGGCCGCGTCGATTCCGGTCATAGTTTTCCCTTTCTGCGCAGCACATCCTGCATGGCCGCACTGACGGCATTTTCACAGCTGCTGGCAGCCTGGTCCAAAAATGGCTGCGCAGCCTGCTTGGCAGAGCCGTATTCCAGTGATGACGCCTTCTGCATCTGGGCGGTTTTGTCCTTATATTTCGGGCTTGAACCGTGGCCTGTATCGTACCCGCTGAAGCTCACCTCCAGGCCGTAGCCGCCCTTCTTGCGCTTTTTTGGTTTGCCAGCACGCACGCTGTCCGCCAGGTGTTTGTCTGCGCTGCTGCTATGGTGCTGCCGGACACGTTGTTTCAGTGCGTCCATTGCAATCGGGGCCGCGGCGGTCAGCATTTCCGGAGCAATCGCGTCCAGGTCTGCCATCCCCGCCAGCTGCTCTGTAAGTTCATCACTCCACACCAGATTCATCCTCACGGCGGGCCTCCTTTTGTCTGGGGCAGGTCACTGACGGTCAGCTCGACCGTGCTTCCGGTCTCATAGGCACGCTGCACACTGTACAGGCTGCCCTTCCACAACAGCACGCGCTCTCCGTTGTACTCGTCAGCGTGCAGCACAAAAACGGCGCTCAGCGTGGTGCCTGCCGCTTCTGCCGCAAAAAATTCCCGCCACCCTACAGACTTGCGCTCTCCGTAGACCTTACGCACAGGGGTGTAGGAATGGACCAGCACGCCCTGCTTCTTTTCGGGTTCGTCTTGCATCAGGGTGATTTCTTCTGTCCAGTACATAGTTGCTCCTAACAAAAATGCCGCCGGAGGGCGCAAGGCACTCCGGCGGTGCATCACAGCACAGCGCTCATGCGTCGGGCCAGTCTGTGTAGTTGGTCGTCATTCGCAGCTGCGCCTTCTGCTCATCGTAGGAGGCTTTCAGCTTATCGTAGTCGCCGGTCGGCCAGAAGTTGGCGCGGCAGTAGGTGATGACGGCACGGCGGATCAGCGGGTCCTGCGTGTCCAGGTTGGACACACCGGCCTGTTTCAGGTCAGCCAGGGCCGCATCCACCAGGTCGCTCACTTCCTGCGTCAGCTCCTCCGGCATATCAGACCGGCGCAGCGCTACCGTCACTTTGGACAGCAGGTCGTTGTCAGCCATGGGTCACGCTCCCATCAGCCCTGGGCAGGGATGGTCAGCGCCACAAAACCGCCCTGGGCAACAACATCAGCACCCAGCTCCACATCGCCGCGGATGGTGTCCATCAGCTTGTCAAAGGCAAAGTCAGCGGACACGGCGATCTCGTAGTCGCTGAACAGGTCAAGCTCCATTGCGGCAGGCACGCCGTAGAACATGGTGCGCTGCGCATCGGAGGTCTGGGCCGTGCCAGCGCAGGCGGTCAGGTTGCTGTTCAGGCAGTAGCGGACACTCAAACCGCCATCCTTGATGATGCCGGTGTTGGGGTTGTCGGTGTCGGGCTCGATCTCATAGACGGCCTTTTTCTCATTGGTGCCGCGCACGTCACCAAAAGCCACCAGGTCAGCCTTGTTCAGGAACAGCACTGCGCCGCCCTCGACGCCCTCATCGCCGCCAAAGGCCAACACCAGATTGCGCAGGGTCTCGTCATTGATGACGCCCTTTTTGCCGCTGTCCACGGTAGCGTCTTTGGTGACAACCAGGGTGCTCTCTTTCAGCTTACCGACAATGAGCGCAGATGCCTTTTTGCGCAGGGCCAGCAGGGCCTGCGCGCGGACCTTGGCCTCATACAGCAGCGGGCTCTGCTTCTGCACCTGGCGGCTGATGTAAGCCAACACAGCCACGGAAGAGGGGCTGATGGTCACGGTGCCGAAGGTGGGCTCTTTTACAGTGGCCGCTGCGCCCTCGGTCTGTTCGGCAGCAGCATCGACGTCGGTCTTGATGTAGGCAACCTTGTTGCTGCCCATGCCGTCACAGTTGACGACCTTGACCAAATCGACGATGCTGGAAACATGCGGACCGACGACATCATTGATGCCGGACACCTCGGTCGGGGTGGCAAGCTTGCCGCCGCTGATCAGAACGCTGCGGGTCTCGGCCACCGAGATGCGGCCCTGGCGCGTTTCTTTGAACTGCTGGGCGCGGGTCTGGGCATCGGTGTGGGCGGTGGGGTTGTCCTGGGGCGCACCGGCACCGTCCGCAACCTTGGCGGCAATGCCGAGGCGGCGCTGCTCGGTCTCGTACTGCGCGATGCGCTGGCTGATCTCATCGGCCTCGGCCTCCAAGGCGTCCAGGTCGGCACCCTCGGCGTTGACCTCGGTGCGGATTTCGGCGGCGCGGGCGCGCAGCTCCGCAATGGTCATTTCACTGGTTTTCTTTTTCATGGTTCACACTCCCAAAAGTTTCAGTTTGATTTTTGTTGCGGTATCCGCCCTTTGCAGTCTCTCCGCTTTAATTCTCTCAATCTCTCCGTCAAGGAATTTTCGGGCGCTGATCGATGTAGCATCGTTGGCCGGTAGGCTCACGGCGCTCACATCGTACAGTTTCTTGATCTTGGTGATCGTGCGGTTCACGGTCACGGTGTTGTTTTCCAAATCGCGGGTGGTCTCACGCTTATCCTCGGCCACGGTAAAGCCAAACGACATCTTATCGGTGTAGCCGCCCTCGATTTCGGCAAACAGCTGCCGCCCAATCTCGGTGCCGCCCAGATCGGCGGTCACTTTCAGCCCGGCGCTGTCAGCGGCCAGGGTCAACGTGCCGTTTTTGGTGCGGGCAAAGACGCGGCCCTCATGGTCGTACTGCATGATGACGTCATCCATGTCGCAGTCATCAAAAGCGTGCGGGTCGATCTGCTCCATGATGCGGTAGCAGGTGCCGCTGTCGCCCCTGTACTCATACAGCAAATAGGGCTGGTTGAACGTACAGGCGTAGCCCTCCACTTCCTGCTTGGAGTCCGGCGCGGCGGGGTCGGCGGTTCGGACCTCCAGCCGCATGGCGCGGTATTCCCGGCCATTGTTCAACTTTTTCAACAATTTCTCATTACTTTCCACTGGTTAGGTCGTCTCCTTTCTTTGTCACGCTGCCATCGCTGCCCAGCAGGTAATACTCGCCACGTATCGTGTACGCTTGCCCCTGGCCGTCCGGCAGGGGCGGCAAGTTCCAAATTTCGCGGATTTCATCGCGGTTCATAATGCCGCGATCCGCCATCTGGGCCGATACGTTCAGTTTTTCGGTGTTGCTCATGTATTGCAGCCGGTTGGCTGTCGCTATCAGCAGCGTGCCGCCCGCGCGTTCGCGCTCGGTAAACAACATTTTTGTGGCGACATCGCTGAACTGGATGGAAAACGGCTCGATTTTACCCTCATAGAACGCGCTCCAGGCGTCGCCGTAGGCGCGGTTTTGCAGCACATCCTCGTTGGTGCCGAAGTAGTTGAACACATTGGTGTTGATGCGCTCCATCTCATCGGCGGCCACAACATAGGGCTTGGCCTCCAGCTGCTTGATGTCCGTGTAGGTGTTGGGGAACAGCAGAATGCCGCCGCCCTCGCCTTGCAGGTTTTCCCGGCTGAATCGCTTACGCTCTTTTTTCAAATCCTCATCGCTGGAGAAGTTGTTCATTTTGGCGGCAAAGCGGAATGTCGCACCGTTTTTGACGGCCTCGGCAATGCCTTGGTTTTGCAGGTTTACCAGATCCATCGTGGGCGTCAGCGCGTGGTTGTTCTCGCCGAAAATATCGCTCTTGTACTGGAATTTCGTCATAATGCCGCACCGCGCCATTTCAATGGCGGCGGTCTGGCCGCTGCGGAATGTATAGCGCAGCCAGGGCGCGGCCCCATACTGCACGATTTCACAGCTGGACGGCAGCACGGGGAACATGCCAACGGTCTCACCAAACTCATTGATGACCGGCACAATAAAGGCGGTGTTTTGCACCTCCAAAATTGTGCAAAGCCTGTACAGGAATTGTCCCCAGGTCTGCCACTCATTCGGCCCCTGCCGGAGCCGGGTTTGCAGTTTCGGGTTTGCGGGTCCCTGCACGGTGACGCTCAGCTTGCTGGCGTGGGTGGCCGTGGCGTGGATCGCGGCGCGCACGATCTCGCTCTCATACAGCTCGCCGCCCCAGGTCAAAAAGCTGGGCGTGTAGCCGTCCAGTGTCGTCCAGAATCCAGACGCGAGGCTCTTGGCGGCTATCTTCCCGAAAATTGATTGAAACAGTCCCATGCTCATCACCCCGCGTTCTTTAACTGGCCGCCGATTTCGGCGCACCATTTCTGCCGCACCGTCATCCCATCCATGAGCGCGGCGCAGCCATCAATGTGGTCGGCGGCGCTCATCTTCACAAGTTTACATCTGCCGCTGTCGTTTTCGACTTTCAGCGCCGTGTTCAGCAGATGCACTTTTAACAGGTCGTTGTCCCCGATGTTGATGGTGCCGTCTTTCAGCAGCCCCTCAACCTCTCGGATCACCGGCGTCAGGTTGAACCCCTGGAATACATCGTCCATGTGGAATCCGTATTGCTTCATATCCTGTACAAGATACTGGGCCGTGTATCGGTCATAGCCGACCTGCAAAGGATAGATTTTATACTGCTCTATCAGCACCCTAAACCAGTTGTAGCAATCGTGATAGTCCACAAAATTGTCACCGCTCAGCGTGAGGATGCCGCGCTGCACATACGCCGCATAAGGCAGTCCGTCCCGCTCGGTGGCCTCTTGCAGCTTCTCGGCAGGGAGAAAGAAATGCGCCAGCACATTCAGCTTGCCGTTTTTCTCAATGATCGCCACACAGGCGGTCAGATCGGTTGTGCGGCTCAAGTCGATGCCGCCCACGCAATAGCAGTTCTTGAAGTCAGCCGGGTCGATGTGCGCACCGCAGGCGCGCTCCACAACATCGGAGGCCAGCCATGCAAGGCTAGAGTTTTGCTTGATGTTGCAGTATTTTGTTAAAAACTCGGCCCGCTTGGACAAACTGCCCTCAGCAATGGCGATCTCCTCCAGCAGATAGCTGACGCTGATGCTCACGCCCAGGTTCGGGTTTGCTTTCGCAAGCTCGTTGATATCGTTCCACTTGGCCGGGTCATCGATCATGTAGAGAAACGGCGCAAGGCGCGTTTCTCTGGAATCACCCAGCAGGAACCGGGTGGCGCGCTTTATCAGTTCATCGTAGATGCCCTCATTCACATAGCCCGCCGTACTGATCGCCAGCAGCATGGGCTGTGTGCGCGCGCCAAAGCTCGACTTGATGACCTCGTAGAATTTCAGCCCAGCATCACCGGGCCAGCTGGCGACCTCATCGGCCACGCACAGGCTGACGTTGAGACCGTCCGACTTTTTTGCGGAAAACGCCAGCGGCTTTGCGCTCGTGTTGCTGTTCGAAATGTAGATGTCTGTGCGCCGTTTCTTGCTCAGCTGGCTCAGCTCTGGGTCCTTGCTGAGCATCTGATAATAAGCGTCGTAGCACAGCCCCGCTTGCTCCAGCTTAGGCGCGGCAAAGTAGATGCGCCCGCCGTACTCACCGTCCAAAAAACTGCAATAGGCAGCAATGGCGGCGGCCAGCAGCGTCTTGCCGTTTTTTCGGGCGATGATGACAACGACCTCACGAAATTGGCGGTGATCGGTGTCATCCATTACGCCGAACAGTACCGATAAAAGCGCCTTTTGCCAAAGCTCCAGCACAATCAGCTGGGGAGCCAGCGCGCCCTCATGGTGTCGGCAGAAATTTTCCACAAAACGGATCGCTTTCTGCGCTTTTTTGGGGTCAAAGTGAAACAGCCCTTTTTCCAGACCGTCCACAACATAATTGTACCAGACCTTGATCCAGCGGCCCACGATGATGGTGCCGTCCGTGATTTTCTGGTAATACTCGTAAATGTAGTTATTCACGGGCCAGCTGCTCCAGTCTGCTCTCACGCTTTTCCGGGGGCAGCAGCTTGCCCAGTCGCTCGGTCACGGTGTTGTAGTTCTTGATGAGGCTGTTGTAGGCTTGCAGATCGGCGCTGGCTTTTTTGCCATACTGGTTCGCGCCGTTCATGTACTCCTCGCTGCATCCGTCGGCGTTGATGGATTTTTGCAGATCGTCGAGTGTGATTTTCATAAATGCCGCGTTCTGGATCAGCGGTTCCACAATCGCCATCTGATTTTTAGGCAGGTCGGCGTAGTGCGCCATGATCCTGTTGTACTCCTCTTGAATCAGCGTAGTTTTTGCCTTTTTCCCCACAACAACACCCCCTTTACGCTCTTTTCAGTGCTTTTCCGAACTTGGGGGCCCGGTCTACCACACCCCCGCTCGTTTTTTCGACCGGGGGGGGAGGTCACCACCTCGACGTCACTCGCCCCGCCGGGTCCACACGGTATCTACGCCGCGCGCCGTGGCGCTTTGCGTGACAGTCACGGCACAGCAGCCTCAGGTTGGACCATGACAGCGAGACCGCCGGATCGTTGATGTTGTCCGGCGTCAACTCTGTCATGTGGTGGACTATCTCACCGGGGCGATACAGTCCCTTAGCCAGACAATCCTCACACAATCCGCCCACGCTGGCGGCGTACCCATCGCGGCAGCGCTGCCACGCTTTGCTCTTGTAAAACGCTTTGGCAAACTCCCGCATACTGTTTGCGTGTCCACACTGGACACGCGCTGCACCTCCACCCGCCGGGGCGTAAAATTATCATAGATGCCCAGCGGCGCGAGACGAAGTTTCTTTTGTCTCGGTGTAGGTGAGGCTCTCCCGCCCGCCGGGCATGACGGTCTATTGCCGTCCGTCATCCGCTGAGTTTAACCACATCAACGGCACTGCGTACCCGCACACAGGTCTTGCACCTGTCAAGGTTCATCCCGCCGGGGAACTGGGCGGGCGACTGTGCGGTATGTTGCCGGTCTTTCCCGGCTGTCAGCTATTTCAAAGAGATTAACTATGGCCAGGCTGGCGGAATCGAACCGCCGGGCGTACCCGTAACCCTGCAACCTTGCAACCCAGTTATAAAAAAATAGCCGTCCCGATGTGGGGCGACTATCCGCTTAGGAGGATTATGCAAACGAGCAAACCGCCGAGCATCAAGCCCCTACCTGCCCGACACCCTCAGCTTAACACACTGGGGCGGAACTGGGCGGAACTAATTTTATAATTTTGAAAATTGCCCGCCGATGGAGCTTGCGCACATAGCGCTCTGTGATCCTCATGCGCGCCGCGATCTGGCGGTTGGTGCGCCCGTCGATGTAGCGCATCTGTAGGACCTCGCGCTCCAGGGCATCCTCCAGCTGAGCAATGGCGCTCTCAATCTCCATCCTGGCGGCCTCGCCGTCCGTCAGCTTGGCGGCCAGCTTCTCGCGCCGGGTGTTGATGCTCAGCAGCGCACTGTCAATCTCACCGGCCCCGCCGGGTGGGCACAGGGCGCGGGCGTAGTCGGCGCGGCGGTTTTCTTCCCGGAGCCGTTCCCGCAATCGCAGCTCCACCCGCCGGGCATCGCGGTAGCGATTCAGCCACACGATGCACTCATCATAGGTCATTGGGCATCACCTCCCGGAGATGGTTCAAAGTCATCACATTCCAGCACAATGCCCGCGCCGTCCGTCTTTTCGACGCCGTAGCAGTATAGCTCACAGTCCAGGTTAAACAACCCCTTATTGTGGGCGCACCCCTCGCACCTGTCAAGGCGCGGCTGGCTCATGCCGGGAATCCCGCAAAATCCGCCGCTCATTTCTTTTTCGCCTCCCGCGTGGCCCGCTGGATGTCGTCGGCAATGTAGCCCTCAATACCCGCGCCGGTGCTGTACCAGCGCTTGTACCATTCCAGCGCATTGATGTCTCCGTCCCGGCCTGCGCGCTCGCCGTTCGGCCCGAAGCGCACCGCGAAGCACTCGCGGTATTGGAAGCCGTCCACATGGCCTGAAAAGCGCGTCAGATCATCCACGGCAATGATAAGCCGCCCGCCGTCTGCCATCTTCCGCTCACGGATCGTCAGGCCCAGCTCCTTCAGCCGCGTCACAAGCGGCCAGCTGTCGAACGCCTCCAGCTCCTGCCGGGCCAGCGCCTGCCACTTTCCGGCCTCCTCCTGCCGGGCACGCTCCTGATCACGCTTGCCCTTCACCTCGGCCTTGTACGCCGCCAGATCGTCTCTGTTGATGTACAGACGCTTAGCGGCATCGAACAAATCTCGCGTAGTGAGTGAGCTTTCGGCAATAACCTCATTTGAATCCGCCGGGTCCAGCATCCTGACGCGAAAGTTGTAACAACCAGAAGGCTCAATGCGCAGCAGCGCATCCGTCTCGCTCTCGGTCAGATCCAGCGTCACCGGCTCCAGCTTGCGGGCATCCAGCCCGCGGTCAGCGTAGTTCCATTCTCTATTGCGAACGTAGTCGAGCTTCTTCAGCTGGTCGGCCAGGCCGCACTCGACCAGATACTTGATGGCCGCCCGCCGGGCCATATCGGTGATGGGCGGCATACTGGCGTACTTGATTTTGGCGTATTCGACCTGCTGCACCTTGTACAGCTTGCTGCACTCATAGGCCCGCGTCATGGTGATCTCGCCGCGCTCCACCATCGCCAAAACCTCCGGCACGCAGTTGTTGGCAATGGCATTCAGCCTCCCCAGTGTGCCGGTGCCTTCGCCGGTGATGCGGCTCATCTCATCGCGGACGCGCCCGCCCAGGCTGCCCGCCGCCTTTTTGCGTTCAAGGGCCTGTTTGAGGGCGATGTACTGCCGGAGTCGTTCGCCGTCCGTCAGCTCGCGCGCCGTGGCGTTGGAGGTGATCAGCGCGATCAGGTCATCATCCGCGCCCTGGCTTTGGTGGATAACACAGGGCAGGACCTCAAACCCGGTCACACCCTCAGCCGTCAGCGCACAGCACGCGGTCCAACGGCGGTGTCCGGCCAGCAGCATATATTTGCCGTTCTGGGCGGGCAGGACCTCCAGCGGGCTGCGCAATCCTCGCTCGGCAATGTCGGCTTTCAGCATGGAGACATCGCCGATCTCGTAGATGCTGTTTTCCGGGTTCGGTTCAATATCGGCTGCCGGCAGCATGACGACCTGCATTTTCTGACCCGCTGGGGCGTTAGCTTTTGTGTTGCCGAGAATGTCGTTGATAGAAAATCCCTTGCTCATCGCTTAGCCCTCCTTTGTGTCCACATTGGACACGATCCGCTCAACTTCTTCCGTCAGCTCCCTGTAATCCACCGCTGCCGTGCAGTCCGGGCAGTATTCCAACAGCGGCATGCCTGCATGCGCGGCCTCGCTGACCTTGACGGTGTAGCGTATGACAGTCTCCAGCACGCTGATTCCCGACGCGCACAGTTGAACGATGATGTCCTCCGCGTACCGGGTGCGGCGGTACTTCGTCATCAGCGCACCCATGATCTTCAGGCGCGGGTTGTAGTAGGCCTGCACCTGCTCGATCTGCTCTACTATCTCCTGCATCCCGTCGCAGGCCCACTTGTCACAATCCACCGGGATGATGACCCAGTCAGCCGCGCACAGGGCGTTGATGCTGCCCATGTCAAGGTCTGGCGGGCAGTCCATGATGCAGTAGTCATAGTTGGCGCTTACGTCCTTGAGGGCATCGCGCAGATGGTATTGGCGCGGGCCGTTGTCCATCAAGATCATGCGGTTTGCTTTCAGCATCCTCATGTCACAGGGAATCAGATTGACGGCGGCCAGGTTGGTGTCTACCACGGCACCCGGCGCGCGGCACACGCCCAGCATGATCTCTGCGATACTGGGGCTGTCGTAGTCCAGAACACCGAAAAACTTGCTTGTGTTACCCTGTTTGTCCAGATCAACCACCAACACGCTCTTGCTCTTGGCGGCCAATTCGGCGGCCAGGTTGCAGGCGGTGACTGATTTCCCGACGCCGCCTTTCAAGTTGATAATTGCAATGCTTATCATAGTAATCCTCCTGTCCCGCCGGGGCGGCGGGTGTTATTGCGGCCAGTTCATCTGGTCGATTTCTTCAAAATCTTCTTTCGGGGGCGGGCTGCCATTGATGGTATTGGGGCTGCCATCTCATGGACACAACGCCCGTCGGCCCCTCGCGGTTCTTGGCGTACATAACGGCGGTATCCTGATAGGCGTCCTCGCCGCGCAGCTCCTTGCTGTCCTCGGGCTTGCGGTTCTCTACAAAAATAGCGCTGTTGGCGTCCTGCTCGATCGTGCCGGAGCCGCGCAGATCCTCCAGATTGCAGAAGCGGCCCTCGTTGCCCTTCACGCCGGCGCGGTTGATCTGGCACAGCTCCACGATGACGATGCCCATTTTCATGGCGGCTACTTTCAGCCGCCGGGTGATCTCGCTGATACGCTGATACTCGGTCTGCCGGGGGTCGGTGGGGCTTAACAGGCCGATGTGGTCGATAAAAGCGATGTCGGGCTTGTACTGGATCAGCTTGGCCTCCAGCCCGTCAATAGTGAGGTTGCTGTCCGCGTCCAGCATCATGTTGTGATGCTGCCGGAGCCGGGCGGCGGCGTTGTCGATAATCTGCCGCTCGTGCGGGTCCAGATTCTTGTTTGTGATCTTGCCGGAATCAATCCGCGCCACTTTGGACAGGATGCGGTCCATCAGCGCCTCAGCGGTCTCCTCTAGGGTCAAGTAGTAGACCTTGTATTTTTTTGACAGGCGTGACGCCAGATTGAGCGAAAAGTCCGTTTTGCCGCACCCAGGCCGCCCGGCCACAACGCACACACGCTGCCGACCAAAGACGCCGTACCGGTCCAGCTCCGGCCAACCCAGTTTCAGGCTGTCGTCCGGCTCATCCAGCCGGGCCAGCGCGGAATCCAGCACCGCGTCAAAGTCCCTGGCCGTGCTGTCGGTCTGGGTGCTGCGGATGGCATCCTGCACCGCCAGCGTGCGGCGCAGCTGGCGGCAGACGCCGTCGCTGTCCATGGCATCCTTGGCCATGCACTTCATCAAGTCGCCCTGCAAAAGCGAGTAGCGGTAGTCCTCCAGAATTTGCGCCGCATAGCTGCCGATGTTGGAGACGCTGGGACAGGTCTCGGCCATTGCCACAACGCCGGGCCTGATCTCATCCGCCGGGCGGCCCGCCGATGCCCGGTTGATGACCGTGATGACGTCCACCGGCTCCCCGGCCATGGTGAGCTGCTGCACCGCGCTGAACACCGCGCGGCTCACGCCCTCGTCGAACATCCCGGGCACCAGCTTGATGATGTACTCCCGTGCGCGGGCCGGGTCCATGAGCGCCGCGCCCAGAAACGCCCGCTGCGTCTGCTGCTGCCGGCTTATAGTTGCACGTTCCATTCAAAAGCCTCACAAAAAATCAGTGATGTCGGTGTCCGGCCCGATCTCACGCGGGCGGTCTGCCGTGTTGGCGGGGCGCTGGGCCGGGACTTTATCCACAAAATCATCTTTCAGGGGGAAAAGCCCCTCCCACCCTCGTAGAATGCTCTGCTCCAGCACTGCGGCCATGTAGCCGTAGCGGTCACGGACGCCAGCCGCATCGGCTAGGCGTTGCAGGGTAGAGCATACGAGCTTGGCGGCCCTGGCCGTCAGCGGATGCTTGCCCGCCGCGCGGGCAGCGGCAAAATCTTTCAGCGCTTGGCGCAGCCGCTCCCCGCATCCGTCCGGGAATCCATTCAAGAGGATGCTCAAAACATCCCCGCTCTCGCGCGCCCGCGCGCCCGCGTTAATCTCTCTTGTATTAATATTATCTTGTAATAATCTACCCGCATTTTTTTGCGGGGGGTCTGCGCATTTTTTTGCGGGGGTCCCCCCGCAATTTTCTGCGGGGGTGGCGCAGATTTTTGCGGGGGTCTGCGGTGCTATCGTCATCCCAACCAGCGGGCAGATGCGACGCTCGGCGCGCTGCTCACCGGCACCGCCGTCCACTTGGATGATCTCAATATAGCCGCAATCCTGCAAATGCTTCAACCATCCCTGCACTGTTCTGGTACTCGCGTCATACAATCTCTCAAAATAGGCGTTGCTGGCGTAGCAATAGCCTTTTACGTTTGTCAGCCCTACGATCTCGGCATACAATAGCTTTTCGCTGGGCTTTAGGTTCTTGTCGTACCGCACAGCGGCGGGGAGCGTTGCGTAAAAATTCGGTGTTTCCATCTTCAAGCTCCTAAAAATGGCTGACCTTAATACAGGGGTGCGCCGCGCTCTTTTCGGCGCATCCCTGCAAGGTCATTTTTCAATTTTTCGACGTTTAAAAGGGGAGGTCGCCCTCATCCTCGATCATGGCGAAGTCGTCACCCGGCCCCTGGTTGTAGGCCGGTGCCGAACCGGTGACGCGGGGCTGGCCCGCCGGGGCAGGGGAGCCCTGGGCGGCGTTGTCCGCCTTGCTTCCGCAGAAGTTGATGTTATTGGCCACAACTTCCAGCACGGTGCGGTTGGTGCCGTCCTTGGCTGTGTAGGTACGGCTCTGGAGCCGTCCGTCCACCGCTACCATCTGGCCCTTAGTGAGCCATTTATAGGCGAACTCGGCAGCGCGCTCCCATGCAATGACGGGAATCCAGTCCGCCACGCTCTTGCCGTTGGCGTCCTTGCGCCCACGGTCAACGGCCAGGGTGAACGTCGCCACCTGCTTGCCCGTGGTCGTCTGGCGCAGCTCCGGGTCCCGGGCCAGGCGGCCCTGTAATGCACAGATATTCAGCATCAGATCATCACCACCACACTGCCGCGCTCCACCAGATCGGCCAGCTGCTCGCCCAGATAGGCGGCGATGTTGCGCTTTGCTTCCAGCTTCCATGCACCGCCGTCAGCCTCGTACAGCGCCGGGCGGCCCTCTTTGTCAAGGCGCAGCAGGAAATCGCTGGCGGGCTGCTCGACCTCAAGGAAAGTGCGGTAGGGCTGCAGGTGGACAATGGGCTGGACGATCTGCTGCTCCTTCAGCACCGCGCCGGTGCGGACGCTGACCTCCTGGCTGATCCCGTTGTCCACACTGGACACGCCCTGATTGACGTCAATGCGGCTCAGCAGGGCCAGCAGATAGTCACGGTCATCGGTAACAGCGTACAGGCTTTGCAGTTCGATAACGGCGTGTTCCTGGCTCATGTATTGGTTGACAGAAATGCTCGGCACATCGCTCACGGCCTCATACAGCGGCAAGCGGCTGAACTCTGCGTATTCTTTATGCGTGTATGTAGTGTCCACCATGACCCGCCGGGCGCTGTCCACACGCACATACAGCAGGGGCGAGTGGTTGATACCCTCGGTGCGGATCAGCTTGACCAGCGCCTCCAGCGTGTCCACCGAGTACCGCACCGGGGACGGGACCTCCGGCCTGACCTCGCGCAGATTGGCGGAGCAGAACTGACGCCCGTCGCGCGTTTCCAGGGTGAAGGGGGTCGCCAGCTCCACAATACGGTTAATAGCGTCTTTCAAAAAGCTGTTTTCCATTGTCTTGTCCTTTCTGTGTGTTAATACCCGGCACGGCCCACGCGGGCCATTGCGGGCATCGGTGTCTCATCGCCGTCCATGTCCACCTGTCCGGGGACCTGCGGCGTCATCTCGGCCAGCAGCAGGCTGCCGT